CCATCCAAATGTCTTTATTGTCCAACATAGATTTAATTTCATCGTTGGTCAGGAAGTCCTTATAAAAAGAAGTAAACAGTTTTTCAGACCACGTTCTGAAGTGTGTGATTTGATCATACATTTCTCCACCTTTGCCCATGGCACCACTAGAGTAATTGTGGAACATAAACATGGTGTGATCGGACACCTCGTATGAATGACCAGCTAAGAAAATTAAGGTTGCGGCAGACATGCATATGCCTTCAACAGACACAATCACATGACCTTTACATTCTTCAATTGCTCTAACTAACTGAAGTGTTGCAAATAGATCGCCACCCTCGCTGTTAATACGAATGTAGACAACATCGTTTTCGCTTACGCCTCGAAGAATTTGAAACCATTCAACATACTCTTCTGCGCCTTGTATTGGTCCACAAAGATATAGATTTATTACCCTTGCGATGGGTTGCTCAAAGAACTTCGGTCTAAACAACGCTTCAATATCGTTCGTAGTATCTGGTAATTGCTGTGATTTTTTCGATTTGCGCATCAATGATTGCTACCCTGTTTGGCCAATGAATGTATTCCTTTTCTGGATTCTTCATTAGGTTATATAATAGTGGAAGAATTAAATTTTCTACGTCCTTGAGTTTAGATGCCACATCGGATTCAACTAGAGCCTTGTATTGCTCTACTTGTGCACCGTTATCCATTCCGATTAGTTTCGACTCAAGATCAAAAAGTTTTTTCATGATCTCGTCTTTCAGGTCTCCGGTATCAACGGTTACCTGAGTTGTAGTAGGTTGTGCTTGAACCTCTACAGGATCTTCAAACGAAAATCCAAAATCATAAGTTGTGTTGGAGATATTTCCTGACATATTTCTTTGCTCTCTTTTCTAGTGATTTTAATGCCATCTTCATCTTTAACTCAGACGCATGATCAGAAAAATTCAAGCCTTCCATATGATCATATTCATGCTGAAAAATTCTAGCAGGCAAACCATCCAGTTCTTCAACAATAGTTTCGCCCGTCTCATTTTGATAGCTTACAACTACAGACTTAGGTCGCTTAATATTTAGCCATAGTCCAGGATAACTCAAGCATCCTTCCTTGGCAATATTGGTTTCTTCAGATGTGGAAATAATCTTAGGATTAAATACATTCTTTCTGTTGTTTTGATCCACGCCCATAACAAAAACTCTAGCATCGATTCCAACTTGATTTGCGGAAAGACCTAGACCCTTTAATTGTCTACATTTATTCCAAAGATCGTTAGCCAAATCTCTGGCAGATGTGGTTTCATCAAACACAAAGACTGATGGTTTGACTCTAAGTTTTGGATCGGTAAATTTAAGAAGTTGCATATTATACTACCATCTCACTATAGTTATTTTTCTTTTCGAACCGAATCAAACTACGGAACTTATCGAATAGTTGATCACCCTTATGACTGATAACAAAGATGTTTGTCTCTTCGCCCATTGTATTTAGCAAGTTCATAACAAAGTCTGTACCATTATTATCTAGCGAGGAATCAAAAACCTCATCCAGAATTAATAGATTGGTTGCCACAGAATTCTTCATCTTTGCAATAGTTCGCCAAGTAAATAACAATGCTAGGTCAATACGTTGCTTTTCTCCTTCAGAGAAAGATGCATAGCTAAATGTATCACGATGGCGAGACTTTATAGTCTCATTGAACTTTTCGTCCAAATTAAATTGGACAAAGAAGTCCATAGACTGCAAATATTTATTTACCAACTTGTTGATTACCGGCAAATATTGCCGAATAATTTTCGTCTTAATACCGGTATCTTTAAGAAGTGCGGCAGCGGCATCAAGATAATGCTTTTCTTCATTCAAACTGGACTTCTCATGATTTTGAGTAACCACATCTTTAGCCAAAGTCTTTAGCTTCGATTTCTCCACATCGATATCACCAGTCTTGCTGATAATATCATTGAGTTCCAAGTTTAGTGTTTGAATTAACCTCTGTTGTACGATAATTTCATTGTTCAACCCTTGAATTGCAGTGTTGATATTGTTTATCGATTGGGTTAATTTTTCATCCTCTGCAACCAAGGCTTCAACCTTAGCAAACTCCGCATCAAGTTTTTCAATACCCGCATTGATCTCTTCAATCTTAGCTTCTCTAATTACCAAAATTGTTTGCTTGTGGTGGTGCGGTATGCCTTGCTGACAGGTAGGACATTCATCTGTTTCATTATAGAATGTAACTTCCTTGTTAAGGTCTCGCAGTTGCGAGGAAAACTTGCTCTTGAATAGTTCAAGTTTCTTCTGCTTATCCTTATAATTACCAAGGGCATTTCTAGCATCTTCACAGACCGTTTTGCCGGTTTCTTTGAGTGCTACATTTTTGGAAAGAGTATCGATTTCGGTCTGACAACTTACAATCTTGGCATTGATTTCATCAACTCGTTTATCTTTATTTGCTTGTAGGGTGTCAACATATTCTTTCTGAATAGCGGTCTTCTGCTTTAGAAGTTCCAGCTTGTTTTCGGCATCCTGAAGTTTAGCCTTAAGCTCGTTTGTTTTATCCTTCAGTACGGTATTCATTGTAGTGAAAATCTGAATGTCCAGGATGTCTTCAATAATTTCTCGTCTTGTGGCGGCAGGCAATTGCATAAAGGGTGTAAATGACGCAGACCCTAGAATTACAATCTGTGTAAAAGACTTGAAGTTCAACTTTAGAATTGATTCCTCTAGATACTTTTGGTAATCTCTAGCGGCTGCATCTTGGTTTATAAGTTGATCATTAATATAAATTTCAAATATACCTGGCTTAATACCCCTAACAATACGATAAGTTTTGCCAGACAGAACAAACTCTACATGCACCTCCGTCTGCTTATCATTGATTGTATTTACCAACTGTGGCTTATTGATGTTTCGAAAGGGTTTGCCAAATAGAGCAAAGCACAATGCATCTAGCATCGTGGACTTACCACTGCCATTCTCACCAACTATAAGGGTGTTTGGAGATCGATCTAATTTAATCTCGGTAAACTGATTACCAGTGGAAAGAAAATTGCGATACTTTATGCTCTTAAAATAAATCATGTTGTAATATTCTGAGCCTCAACATATAGTGTTCTTAGCAAAGTTTTGATCTTAGACTTATCTAGATCCGTGCTAATGGTATCGATGTAGTCATCTAGCACGGACATAGTATCTTCGACATTCAAGTCCTCGTCATCTGTTGCATCTGCTTCAAATTCCGAAAAGTCTTCTATAATTTTTAACTCTACCAGATCACAATCATATAGCTTATCAACAAACCGATCAAACTTATAAAAGTCAGTCTTCTTTACCACAACCAAACGAACACATTTGCCATTATACTTTTCACACACTGGTTCGGCAAGAGTTTCTTTGGTGTCATCATAATATATCTTCTCAAAAATCCTGTTTGGATTTTCATGAAACTCTATCTGATTTGTTTCCGTATCGTAGATATGATATCCTCTAGGATCATCATAGTCAGACCAAGTAAGCTCGTAACTATTCCCAAGATAAGAAATATTACCCCGGGTACTACGATGATGAAAGTGACCGCTACAAACGAGAGGAAAATTTCTAAAGTTAGTAGTGTCCATTCCGTGGTCGTTTTTATGACCTCTATACATTTCAAACCCAGAGAATTCAAAATGTCCAAAAACTGCTTGAGCATTGCTCTTCTCCACAATCTTCATGGTAGCTTCATAGTTACTAGAATTTATCCAGGGAACAAGCAACAACTTCTTCCCAGAAATAATAATCTCTTCTGCTTCGGAATAAGTAACGATGTTTCCGTATTCTCCCAGTAAGAGATCCAATGAGTTGACTTCATTGGTGTTCTTAAAAAACGTGTCATGATTACCGGCAAGCATATGAACATCTATGCCCAGTTTCATGGTATTATCAAAGAAGTATTCTTTGCAGTTTTTTAATGTGTTGTAGTTGATATACTTTCTTCGATCAAATACATCACCAAGATGGATAATCGTTTTGATTTCTTCCTTCTCTAAATGCGGAAAGAAGGTCTCTTCGTAAAATTTACGAAAGAACTTATCAAAAGGAATAGAATCGGATCTTGCGCCGAAATGCGTGTCCGTGATTAGGGCAATCTTCATGAAGTAAGAACCTTAATTAGTGTCTTGGTTTGACTCAGCGCATCATCTAGTGCATGATGGTGTGTATCATTTTCCGACTTGCGAATATCGGAATTTCTGATGCCCATAAGGTTCATCACAGTTCTAAAACACATGATATTCCAGTGCTTCCAAGGATATCTAGATACACCGACAGCCTCAAATGCTTCCTCAAGAATAGTAACGTCAAAAGAGGCGCCGTTGCCCCAAATCATAATCTCATCGTTGCCGCACCATTCATAAAACTTATTCATTGCAACCGTTAGTGGTTGCGGATCAACAAGCAATGCTTTGAGTGCTTCCTTATTCTGTTCGCTCCACCATTTTACGGTGTCTTTAGACACATGTAATCCTGCTTCTTTGCAGGACTTACCGTCAACATTAATATAAAACGTATCAATAATACCCTTACCAAGGGTAAACCTTACCGCTCCTATCGACAGGATGGTAGCGTTTGCTCTAGTGCTAAGGGTCTCAAGGTCCACCATAATATGAACCTGATTTGGATCTGTAGGATTTGCCATTGTTAATTGGTTCTCAAATTGCCATTCCGACCAGTTTAATCTAAATCTAGCTCATTGTCAATAGATTTTTTGTCAAGATATTTTGGTCTTCGTTTTGGAATATTTCTAGGCGGTTCACCAGATGGCCGATCATGATCTTCTACCATATCAATCTGCTTTTTCAGATAATCGATAAATTCGTTGTGATACTCATCACCGTCATGCTCTTGCGTGACTAAATCATGTATGTCTAGGCTCTTGATGTACCGATATTTTGCCGCCTGCATTTTCTTTTCCTTCTGAATGCGGCGCAAAAATGCATAGTATGTGATCTGGGTAAAGTATGCAAAAGGATTCTTGGACTTGTCAGGATCAAAGTTGTCGATATAGGTAATGCAGTTTTCTATACCGTCAAGGATCATTTCCTCACGATAGGTATAGTTGATAAAGTTGGACTTATACGCAAGATGATTTGCAATCTTTAGAAAGCATTCGCCAATGTAGTTTGGCACCCTAGGCTTTTCTTTACCCGCATCTTTTGCTTCAATAACACTCTTTCTATATGCAACCATTGCTTCTAAAAAGTCGGCGTTATTGACGTAATGTGCGTTCTTCTGTTTGTTCATAATTACTCCATTACCATTTTGTTCATCATACACTCATAATGTTACGTTGTCAAGAGAAAAAAATTTAAAAATCTATTGACGACCCCGCCATCCGTCTATATAATAGGCTGTGTAAGCCTTTAAGAATCAATGTAATATCTTCTTGCTTTCAGACAGTTGCTCTTGAAGAAATTTCATAAACTCATCTTCTTCGTCATTCTCTAGCTCTTCAATCTCATCGGAGAGATTGTCTTGTGCGTAATAGTATTCGTTCACAAAGTTGTCATACTGATCGGCAATCTTACTTGTGACGTTGGCAAATGTCAATATATCTTTTTTGGCTATAAGGAATTTTCTATCACCAGAAAGAGATAGCCACGGACGAAACATAAAAGTTTCTCCTATCATCCCCTCTTTTTGCGTAGATATCGACTGAATTTGCACAGGGCAAACAACCCAAACAAGGGCATCGCTTTCTTCCTGAAAAGATGCTACCAGCATTTCTCTGTTCTGTAGATATATTAACTTAGGATCAGGCATCTAGTTTTATCCGAACAAGTTTGTATTTGAAACCTTCTTCATTATATATTTTTATTCTCTCTATCAAGTGCTGAAGAGTATAGTTCTTTTTGCTCTTCCAGACTAACTCATCACCGATGTCAAATAAATTGCAGGTTGTCTTCTCAGACCCCTTTCGTAATCCTCTACCTATCGACTGCAAATTTCTAATTCTGCTTTTGCTGGGTGAGGCAAATATAACGTTGTGTAAGTTTCTAATATTTATGCCTGTGGAAAACGTACCGTAGGACGCTATGATTATGGCGTCTTTCTCTTTTTCTGTGATATCTCTGATAGCTTCTCGCTGTTGCGTATCTGTGCTACCGTGGACAAAGAATACTTTTCTGTCTTTTCCTACCTTATCGTTTACCAGATCAAATAAGACTTGACCGTGTTTTTCTACATACTGAAACAACACCAGTGTGTTGCCCTTTTGTGTTGTGGCTAGATTTTTAATGACGTTGTTTCTTTTCTTGTGACTTACTAGCCAGTCCATTTCTTCCTGGTAATTCATCTTGCTTACCAGCTTCTTTTCTTCATCTGTATATTCCAACATAAGACAGGTTATGGCAAGATCAGCAACATCACCTTTATCCATAAGTTCTTTTGTTGAAATTACTTTCTTTACTTTACCAAATAAGCCCTCAAGAATGAGTTTGTGTGTCTTAGTGCCGTCCAAAGTTCCTGTTGTGCCTATTCTGTATTTTGTTTTAGTGCATTTACCGAATATGGTAGTCAGGGATTTCGATTTGAAAAGATGCGCTTCATCGCCGTAAATAACGTCAAAGCCATCAAAAAAACTTTTTGGCAACTTGTAGATACTTTGCCAGGTTGATATAGTAATGGGATACTCATTCGACTTCTCGAACCCTGAATAAATTCTTGCGCAATTATATGATGCTTTCCATTCCGTTTCTGAGGCATAATCTTGAAAGTCCTTATACATTTGTTCTACTAGGGATGTAGTAGGCACAATAATTAATTGTTTCTTACCAAACATTTGGTAGTAACGCATTAAGATATAGATGATTAGAGATTTACCAGATGCGGTTGGAGAAAGAAGCAATGCTCTTCCTGTTCTGATTGAATATCTAACAGCGTCTAACTGATAGTCTCTAGGCTCAATAGGTTTACCCAAACTGTGCAAATTCAACTTTTTTGCGAAATCCCGCACATCTTCTATAGTTACTGGATCCCCTATTGGATCAATATCAACTTCTAAGGTGTATTCTAATCTGTCGCAAAACTCTCTTAGATATGGCAACAGACCAACATAAAGCTCTTGGGTAAACATATTGTAAAGTCTGGCTTTGCCGTCCCACATACGAGACTTGTATGCAGGCATAAAGCGGGCGCCGGGTACATCAAAAGTAAAGTATTCGTTTAGCTCTTGCGCAATTCCAGGTTCGCAAGAAACTTTTAGATATACTTCATCTTTTTTTGAGACTTTCAATATGTCAGTCATTACATCAAGCCGTTAGTAAACTTGGTCCACTCAATGGCATTCTTGATGTCCCAAGTTCTGCTATTCAGCGACTTCATTATATATTCTAAGTGGTTTATCATTGTTTTTAGATATTCTGTTTTATCCACAAGTCGAATAATGTCTTCATCACAATTGATGCGATCTTCCAAATCATTCTTTAACGGCTTAAGGCCCTGATACTGATCCCAGCCAAGTTCCTCTAATTCCTGTTTAGTCATCTCACCCCGGAAATATTTGGTCTTGTTCCCACGGAGCCGATAGTAATCTGCCTCTGCTTTGCGCAACAGCAGTTTTGTGTTCGATAGCGTGTTTAGATATTTGGCATGGAGTTCGGCAGTCTTTAGTGCGGACTTTCCTAAATCAAGTTCATTGATTTTAGAGTCCTTCTGCCACTCTTCTTGGACTTCGGTAAGTTTCATTTGTCACCTCAAAAACGAAAATAATGTAACTATAGCAAATTTTTATGGAGTTGTCAATAGCTCCATGGTATAATGTCTATACCTAAATGATGTCATTCCTACCAGATATTCCGATGATCCAGACTGAAGATCGAAATCCAAAGACTGTAGGCTTGTGGGAAAACAATCAAAGAATGTAAACTTAACGCATGGATTATTGTTGGCATCCAAAATAAACAAGTCTGCATCTGAGAAGTTTGACACACCCATACGTCTTTTCTTTATTGAGTATGGATATCTATATTGTTGTCCATCGTTATATCTTATATATTCCGATCTGTCATTGGGAAATCCAAGACCTACCAGCCATTGATATAACTCAATGTAGTTTGACATATTTTCTTGAATTAAGAATTTAAGGATCAACTCACCATATTGGAGTTTATCTCCAGGCATATGCAGATCCGAAAGCGGCGTAGGTGCAATTGCATCACCTAAACCAATTGACGGAATGTTTGCAGACTGACAGAAATAGGAAACATTAGGAAGATTGTGAATTTGAAATTTGAATCCGTTTGGTTTCAGATAATTCAAATCAGACGGCTGCCTATTTTCCCATGTGCCCTCTGTAACGCCTAGTTCTGTTTTTAAGACCATTACAATCTATTCCGTGTTATATTCTGCTTCTCATGGAATCTGCCCCAAATACAATGGGCAAGTTCATGACCTAAAAATTCTGGCTCATATTGTACTGATGCATCCATTGTGTAGATTGTACAGTTATTGCCTACCGTACTTAGGCTACCAAATGCCGCAACAGTCTCAACTGGGAAATTTTTTCCTAGTTTTTGTCTTGCTGTTTCTTCAAACTCTCTTCTTGTTTGAAATAAAACAACTGTAACTCCAAGAGAAGTTCTTTCAAATTCCTTCTCTTCAAAATAATAATTGTCTGCGCCTTTTTTAGGCGCCTGATCGCAACTTGATAACAGGAATGTACCAAGCCCCAGAATTAATAAAGCAGTTATTTTTAGTTTCATCATATTAGTATTTATAACGGATAAAAAAAGGGGTGCCGAAGCACCCCTCAAAATCGTCCCTTAAGGGATTCTTTTTATCACATTAGATTTGTGACTTTTACTCGGCGGTAGTACTGGTTGCGGTTTGCAGTGAAGTTGTCTGCATCGGTGTTGCCCGAACCGTCTACAACGAATGGGTTAGCGATCATGCCATAACGGGTCTTGAAGCCAATCTTTGGCTGGAAGCTGTCTGGGTCAATCGCACGAACCATCTGGAGAGGAACGTATGGGCAGTAGAAGAGACCAGCATCATAAGCTGATGCGCCCTTATAACCAACAACATAGAACTGGCTGGCAGCACCGGTGTTAGCTGAGTAAGGATCGATGTAAACCTTCTTGCCGCTGATTGTACCAACAAAGGTGTTGCCTGTGTCGTCTGAATCAAGAGCAGGTGAACCCTGTAGGGCACGACCAGTGTCAAGAACACCAGCCATTGCAAGAGCAGCCGCAACATCTGAAGAACAGATGATGAAGTTACCCTTACCGCGACGGGTATCTTGTGCGATTACGTTAGCATCACGCTCAATGTTGAAGAGAAGACCCTTGAAACGCTCAACTGACCAGCGACCGTTTGAGTCAACGTCTAGGTCGAAAGTACCAGGAGTAGCTGTTGAAGCGGCGCCTGTCTTAGCAACCTTGTAGATTGTGCGGATAACTTCACGGTTGATTTCGCCAAGAATTTCCTGTGAAAGGATATTCGAAAGCTCTGACTCTGCATCAAGACCGTGAATTGCTTTTAGGTCCTGAGCAAGCTCAACTGTGTACTCTGCTTTGAGCGCACGGCTCTTAGCTGTAACAGTTGTCTTCTCGATTGAGAAAGCCATCTCGCCGAATGAACCACCGCCTGAGGTGCCTAGGGCTTCAGCGTCGGCAGTTGCAAGACCAGTACCGGTTGTGTAGGTACCATCAACTGGGTTTGAACCAGCGTGTGTGCCTGTACCGGCGAAGTCTGTGTCGGCTTCGTTGAAGAGGGCTTCTGCGCCAGCCTGTGTGCCATAGCGTGACTTCATAGCGAAGATCAAGCCAGTTGGGCCAGTCATTGGCTGAACGCCAGCAACGTCATAAGCCATTAGGTTAGGTAGAGCGCGGCGAACCAAGCTGATTAGAATTGGATCGTAGCGGTCAATTGCCGAAGCGCCTGAACCAGCGATATTGTTAGCAGGTACGGCCTCAAATAGTGCAGCCTTTTCTTCACGAAGGGCTTTTTCTTGGTTCTCAAGAACTACTGATGTGACCGCTCTCTTGTATGGGTCCGAAATCTTGCCTAAACCTTCATGGTTTAGAACGGGTTCCCACTTTTTCTGTAATTGCTCTGAAAGAAACATGTAGTTATCTCCTTTTGGGGTGTTCTCAATACAATTATTTATAAAAAATTAGTTTTTAGCCATCTTGTTGAGTGCTTCAACATACTTACTGACTGTAGAATCGTCCATATATGCAACATCATCGTCAACTAGTTTGTCCTCAGAAACAATCTTGCTCTTTGGGAAATAGTTTTCTTTGATTACATTAAGTTTGTCTTCAAAAATTTCTGCATTCTCGAATTCTACATCAGCAACTAATGACTTGAACTTTTCTACTTCAGTCTTTGCAAGACCTTCAGAAACAGAGGCAAAAACACCATCTTTCTGTAGTTCAATATTATTGTTGTGCAGTTCTACATTTGCAGATAGTTGCTCGTCCAATTTTGCCTTAAGTGTGGCAATTTCGGTCTGCATTTCACCAAGCACATCATATTTCTCTTCGGGAACATCGATGTAGTGTTCGGCGAATAGATTCTTCATACCATTGATGAAGGATTCAGTAATGTCGTTGCGAAGACCATTTTCTACGGCCAGCTTATTTTCTTCTAGCCACTTCTCAACAACATAGTTCATATAAGAGTCAAGTTTATCAATCATTTCGGCTTTAAAATCTTCAACAAGTTTAGCAGACTCTTCAACAAGTTGTTCTTCAATCTGCATTACTTTGTCGTTAACTCTAGCGGTTACAACGGCTTCAAATAGAGAAGATGCTCTGGTACGAAACTCTTCTGAAAGTTCTTCGTTACCATCAAACAATGAAGAGATGTCAACAACTTCTTCTGTGGATTCAGCATCTACGATTTCATCTTCTAGAATAATTTCCTCGTCTTCTGTTGTCTCAACTTCTTCTTTAGCAACATTGCCCTTAGAAGATGCTTGATTTACAACATTGCGTGGATCTTCTTCATCTGTGAAGTTAGGAGCCTTGCCTGCACCTTTTTGGCTAACGGTGCCTTGGTTGCTGCCTGAAACTGGAGCGGCTTCTTTAGCTCCTGGATTTTCCGTCTCATCGTCACGGGTGCTGGATACAGGAGCATCCTTCGAATCGCCTTGACGTGGCTGTGTCTGATCGCCAGCAACTTTTGCGGGAATAGAGGTATCTTTACCTTTGTCTGCTCCCATTTTACCGGCTGATGGAGAGGCTTCAGAAGAACCCTGCTTAGGATTAGCAGAATCGCCTGCCACCTTTTCTTCTAGAACTTCCTCTGATAGTTGCTTTTTGCCTTCAAGCAACTCTCTGATTTTGTTTTCTACGCTCATTTTAATCTCCTAAGTGCGGATTTTATACTTTATTTATAAAACTTTTATTTTACAGATAAGTTTTCTAGGAATTTATTGAAGACAGCAAGTTTTGCCTCTTCAAGTTGCTTTTTATTGGCTTTGCGGATGTTACGCTTTGCCATATCACAGTGTTGCTCTGTCCATACGCCGTTTACTATTACCCACTCTTTGTTTTCCATAATGCCTCTAACAAAAGCATCTGGTGCAGATGGGTCTGCCACAATATCGGCAGCAGTTGCTAAATGAAAATCATCTTGTACAACTTGAACGCCTTCTTTATTTTCTCTAAGAGTACCTAAACCGCGAGAAGATACTGCTAATTGCCCGCCAGATTCGATAAGGCCTCGGGCAATATTGCCCATAGGTGTTTCTGTGATTTTTGCTTTACCCATCCAGTTGTCACCGTCTTTCCATAACTCAGTAATGATATGTGAAACACGATCTAGATTGATAGAAGGGCCATCAGGATGACCTAACTCACCAAACGCTCTTTTGTTTGCAACCGATTCTTTCATGTAACGGTCGACTTCTTTTTCCATGACTTCGCCTGGATACATACGACCGTTACGATTTTTTAAATTTGATTGTAAAAAGATGCCTTCAATGTAAAGGTTCTTTTTGCCTGAAGATGACTCTTCGGCAATGTAACGAACTTGCTCGTTAACTTCTGTGATAAGTTTCATTAGCCTAGACTCCCATCAGCGTCTTGATGCTGTTGTGGTCCATAACCACTTACCTTAACGCAATCGATAATAACTATACTGTCGCCGTTATGAAATTCAACAACAATATCAGAGGCATTTTCTTGATTGTCCGAAAATCCATTGAAGTCTAAATCTCCGTTTCCGAACAAATGCCAACAGTGAACGCCATTTCTTAAAATGATTATTTCAGCGTTCTTATCAGCAGACCAATATATTCTTCTGATATTTACAACAGGAGAAGCCACGGTTTCAGTGGATTTCTTTAGTGTAGTGGCAAGGGCAATAGTCGCAGTCTCGCTGTTCTGGCCGTGAACCTTTACGACACCTTGCACTTGTGTAAGTTTTAGAACAGTGGTAATTGCTGCCATTTGCTATTCCTTACCTTTTAGTTTGTGGCGAGCCTAATGTGGCTTGCATATCTTTTTTGGACTTTTTGTGTTTTGCTTTAAATTCTTTTTCGCCCATTTGTTCCATATCATACGCAAGCTCTTTCATGCGACCTTCAGCCGCAAACTCAACCTCTTCTGCGGCAAGCTTGGCAGCAATTGCCATTTCTCGGCGCTTCTTGTCAGACTTGCCTGTAAATTGTGGCGCATCGGATTTTTTAAAGTCACGAATGACTGTACCCATGCTTGCCTTTCTTACGTCAAGTCTTTCTAAGAGGTTTTTATACGTTATCATCTGTGTTTTCCTGAGCTTCGTCTGCAATATCATCTTCTACAGTTGCTGGCGAATCATCAAAAATGCTTGCGGCATATTGTTGACGCATAGCATCCAATCTTTGTGCAACTTTATCATCCATAATACTGTTAAACATCTCTTCCGCATCCGAAAGAGTATTATTATCAATACTATTTATAAAGTCATCCATAGTAAACTCTGAATTATCTTCAACGTCTTCATTACCAACTGGTTCTTTAGGATCGTTTACTGGTTCATTTTCAAATTCATTATCTTCCATTATTTTGCTCCAAGTTTGATTGCGCATTCGGATCAAGTTCTTGTGGTGGTTGTCCCTCTAACGGAGAATAATCTGGAGGTGACACTTCAGGAACTTCCGAATCATTTTCTTGTTTAATTTCGTCAATCTCATCGTCAGAAAGTTTCAAAATTTCTTTCTGAACATAAGACTTACTATACATTGTACCAATAAATGGCGCAACGCCCTGCAAAATTTCTATCCGTGATTGCAAAATTTGTTGCTCTTTTGATTCGGTATAGAAAGCATCTGTAGCATATCTATACTGAATTTGATCTTTAATTTTTTTCCAGTCTTCTTCTGTAAGAATACCTTTGAGAATTAACTGTGTTTTTAATAAGTCATCAAACAACAAAGCAAAACGTCTACGAAGTTTAGCAACAAATTTTGTAAATTTCCACTCATCTCTATTTATTTCTGCGGCACGACCAAAATTTAAACCTGTAACTTGCTGTAGTCTAGAAATTGGCACATTCAACGCTTGATATAATTTTGTCTGGAAGTATTCAATATCTCCCATTTCACCTAAACCCTGACCGCCAGGTAAAGTCTCAATCTGTGTACCTCTGCCACCTTCTCTTCTTGGCAACCAGAAGTCCTCAAGCATTGACATGAACTTTTTGTCATCTCTAATCTCACCAGTATTTGAATCGTAAACAATTTTGTTACGATACTGATTCATAATGCCTTTTAAATATTGCTCGGCTTTAATCTTAGGCAAGTTACCAACATCAACATAGAATACTCTGCGCTCAGGTGCTCTAGTGATACGATAAATTACTGCCGCATTTTCCATCATGCGTAACTGATTTGCTGGACGAATTGCCTTGTGTAAATACGACAAAGGCATGTTTCTGTCCATGTCTTTTAATCCAGAAGGCACAAAACAAATTGCATCCTTCTCAATACGCATTGTTCCTGCACCACCTTGTTGCAAAGATGCTGAAGGTGTAAAGGTCTTGTTAGGAACTAAGCCGCGTTCATTGTAAATAAAATACTCTTTGATATCCTTAATAAACTCAACACCAGTTGCCTGATCTTTTTCTTTAAGGATTTCTCGCATCTTTTTAATCTTGCGAGGATCGATATATCTTACGTCTTTTAAACCATCTTTTGGTCTTGCTGTATCAATAACTTTATGAAAATACAGTCTACCGTCAATATACCAATGTCTAAAATAATCTTGCGCTCTTAAATTAAAATCAAGTAATTGAAGCAGGTATTGAAACTCTGCTTCAATATCTTTCTTGATTCCTCTAGATAAGTCCACGTTATCTAAGTCAATAGTAAGTGGAGCTTCATCATCTAAGTTAGCAACAGCATCGTTTACAATATCGTCAATTGCAGTGTCAATATCGGACATTATAGCAATGTCACGATACTTTCTAATCAACTCAATTTCATTGTTTGCAATACCATCAATGTCGATATATGTGCCGTAATAACCACCAGCTCGGATAGTTTCTACGCCACCATCGTCCGTAGGCGCCACGAACGATCTCTCTGTTTCGGGCGCCTTGGACCTTTCAATTGTATAACCAAATAATTTCATTATTTAACCATTCTACGATACCGCCAAAATTAAACGGCGGTACCACCAGCTGACGAGTATGTGTAATACTGATATTGGAAAGTCACTGAGAACTCTTCAATAACATCATTCTGACCATAGTTTAGACCAACATCAGATACGTTGATTGGGAATGCACCCTCAAGAACGTATGTTGCAATTGCGGCTTCGGAATCGCCAGTCTCGCGGGCTAGTTGCTCAACAACGATTTGCTGAGTGTAGTCCTGCCAGGCTGTTGCGCCCTCATTGGTTTGAACGTTGTTAATTAGGTTCATCCATTCCATCATTGCACCGTGGATGGTAAAACCAGTGTCGTTAAGAACTGTAATTGTGAACGGATCATAGATTCGCTCACCAGCAAACTTAACTTCACGACCACGATACTGTACAATCGTTGGATTGATTGTAGCTGATGGAAGTGTAGCACCGGTGACTAGCAAGTTGTAGTCACCTAGTGTGCCGTTTGGTGTGTTTAGGGTAACTCTAAATTGGTTTGGTCTTGCACCACCATTTCCTAGTAACCCCTTAAAAGCGTCAATTTGCATAATAGTCTCCTATTTCTTTTGTTCTATTTATTGGGTTATTAGGCACCAACTTCCTCGAACGATACTGAAGTTCTTACCGCAACAAAGTTGAGGTAAATGAAGTTGATTGAACGGGCAGGTTTGATGTAGATGTCTGCAACAAACTCATTGCGGTCAATAACTTCTCCAGTATTGTTTGTTTCGTCACAAACAACTCGGAAGTCATAGATACCACGGCGACCCTGTACGTCTCTTAGGAAAGGCTCAACCATGGAGCGGAACTGCGCTCTTGTGAATACATCGTTGAACTCGAACAACTGATACTTAGCGGCAGTAGCAATTGCTTTCTCAAGAACAATAAACAGTCTACGAACGTTAATACGATCAAATGCGCTTGGCTTGCTCAACTGAGTCTTATCACCAAACAAGACTGTACCCTGACCAACAAACGAAACAACTGGGTTGACGTTCGATTTGTATAGAGTATCACGCTCTGTCTGATCTGGTGACCAGATTAGCTTGATAACATTCTTGACCTGACCACGATTGTAACCAGCAGGTGACCACCAAGGATCATTTGTCTGGTCTGTTCTAGCACATAGACCGGCAGTATCAGCATTTAGAGGAATGTTAACATACTCGTCATTGTATGAGTCGTATTGAACTTTCCAGCCAGAATCCATCACCGCATATGAAGTTGAGCGATTGATGGTTGTGTTTCTGTAGTCTGCAACGTCGGTAGCCTCTGAACCAGCATTATTCTTAACTGCCACTAGAGGAGGCGAGAAGAATACCATGCAGTCTAGGCGAGCTAGTGCTACGTTGTCGATGGCATGCTTGACGACCGTATCGCTGTGACCACCAGTTAGTAGCAGAGAAACATCGTACTTGTCTTTGTCGGCCAGCATTGAGTAGCCAACATTGATGTCTGCATCCGAAGGTTCAACAGAGGTACCACCAGCAAAGGTGTGTGTATCTGGCTCAGATAGGCTCATAAATGTTGTGCCAATTGCTGTCCCGCCCCAGTTGGTCATTGAATTAGGATGATCCATCCACCAAATATACTGAGAACCCTTGTTGAGAACTTCTTTATAGTAGTTTGTGCTACCGTCAGAGAGTTTAGCAGTAAGAGCCTTAGACATGAATGGCCACTTCTCTAGTACGGCACCCTGTGTTCCGGTAAATACGCCGCTACCGTCGATGATGATAACGTGAAGTTCGTCATTTGAACCCGACTTGCTGGCTACAAAAGCAGATGTGCCTGGAGCACTATCAAAGTATGCTTTGTAGTCCCATTCGTCAAATGTTGCTGAGTCTGCCATGGAAACGATAAGACCGTTGCCACCTAGACCTGGGCATTTTGCCGCCCAGTTGCCAACATCAGCAGAACCTGTTGAGTAGTTGTTGTCGTAGTGAACCTCGTTCTCAACAAGAATGCCTGTGCCGTCGGCAGTAGCATTCTTTGAACCTTCACCAACTACACGAACCAACTGTAGATTGTTGCCGTAGCCCAAAAAGTTAGATGCAGTAAAGAAGTCTACCTTATTGGAAACTGGTTTACCGAAGTATCTTACTAGATTTGCTTCGTTAGAAATTACTCTAACTTCCTTAACAGGTCCCCAAGTGAAATTACCAACAAAGCCTGCCGCAGAACTTGATACCGCAGGAACAATGTTGGTTAAATCCTTCTCTGTAACTTGGACGCCTGGCGATAATTGAAAAGCCATATTCTTCTCCTCGTTTTAATATAATCTGACAACCACTTGTCTTGTTTTATATGAATTTATTTATAATAACCGATATTTCTATCTAAACCAATTCGATCCCACATCGGAATCGACTTTCCACACATCGCCCGATTCCACAAAAACTTCTTCTTCAGTGCCGTTATTTATAGCACCGAAAGGAGTAAGTTCATCCTCGATCTGTTCCATCTGCTCTGAATACATCTTCTTACGAACATCAACATCTGTCATGTCTTTGAAGTAAGGATTACTTGACATCCAGGCAATTAAAACCAATGACATTACGAGATCATCAAAATATCCTTCGTCTGCCATCCAGGATCCTTGCTTTTCAATAAAAGTCGAGAACTCAGAGATGGTATCCGCATCAAATACCAATAATTTCTGCTCTTCAAGTAAAGATTTTAAGGCAAAACAGCCCTGGCGCTTTACTTGTTTGGTCATTCTAACACCGCGTTGGGTTTTTGTGCCAAATCCAGGTGACAAATATTGCTTCAACTGGGCTTTGACAGTAGTTAGAATGTTGTCATACTCCAATTCCATATGGAGAATGTCTGCTACTTGTTGACCAATATCGTTAATCTCAACAAGAACATATGCTTTATTATAATCATTGCCAACCTTAGCAATGATGTTTGGAAACAACATGGGTGCAATCTTATTATCACGATACTTAGCCACCAGTTTATATGGGACTTGAGTTACGTCAACAACACTAAATGTTGAATAATCTCCACCCACGCCTCGTGCCGTATCAACACCCATCGCATAAATGTGATCTTTTATAGGCTCTTCATATATATCTAAACCGTCTTTTTGATAAATTGGATCAACAGAACTCATGGCACCCAAAGTCTTGGCACCAATCAGTGTGTTGCTTGAACCCAAAAACTCACATAGAACTTCTTGATTGAACTTCAATTCACCAAGAAGACGTAACTGTTCTTCTGCCCATGCATCATCTCTACCAGGAATTCTGTGGTAAGGAATGAACATCGGCTCAAACCCGTTACGACCTTTTTCTGCTTCGTTCCAGAATTTCCAGAAATGGTTATAACCAAGTGGGGTTGAGGTCAAAAGAATTTTTGTTGTTTGACCAGCTGAAATGGTAGGATAAACGGATGCAAAGAACTGCTCTGCAACGGTGTTTGGAATGATTGCCGCTTCGTCAATGTATAGCCAGTTAACAGACTTACCACGAATACCAGAAGCGGTAGTAGCGGCGGTAAAAATTTTAGACCCGTTTTCTAGTTCTACGTCACCCTTGTTCCATGTACGAACGCCCTGTTGCATCCATAATGGCAAATTCTCATACATACCCTGATAACGAGCCATAACTTCCCTGGCTGCAGCCGTCTTGTTAGCCATAATAGCCACGGTCTTACTATCTTGGAAAAGAGTATACCACAAAATACAAGCGGCAGATGTAATAGTCTTACCCTGCTGGCGACCTTCCATTAAAATTGCTTTACGATTGTTTAGAATGTGGTGAACTTTTTCTTTCTGACAATCGTATAATTTAAATAATTGTAAGCCGTGGTCCAGAGTAACTATTTGACAATAGTTCTCAATAAAATAAATTGGATCTTCTTGGCACTTTATCAACTCAATAAGTTGTTCGTTGGTAAAAGTGTGTGTAAATCCAGCCGGCTTTAAATTGATATTACCGTGATATGAATTTTCAGTCGCCATGATCTATAATATTTTCTTTTTCTGCTTTTAAGGCTTTCAGTAATTCTTGTGTGCTTCCGGCAAAAACAATATTATTCTGGGTATCGATATTTTGTGACTTAGATTCTGGATCACGCAACTTCTTTTTTGCGCTTTGAAGAGCAAGCAAGTCTTTAGCCGTATCGCCTGTTGTTTTAATTAATTGTCCAACAACCTCATATGCTCTAGGGCTATCGCTTGATAACGCAACATTTAGTGCGCCATCTAAAGCCTTTTCGCTTTTAGTGATGAGATCGTTTAATTTTTTTCTTGCTACCTGATAATCATCTTCAATATCATCTCCGGTGGAAACGACTTCAGGTAAAGCTGGCGGGTCTTGAATTGCAGGAAGCTGTTGGGATTCTTCCCGCTTTTTTAACGCATCTTCCAGATGTGTTCCAAAAATATCATCAAGTTTATTATAGGGGTTGTTCGTAGGTTTCATCAAACTGCTCCACATAGTCCCAGGCATCAACCACAGTTGCGTCTTCAGGATTTACTGTAACTGTATATTTACGGCTAATATCCGCATTTGTGTCTAAAGTCTCATAAGTCTTAGCAATTGCCGTTTTAATAACGCCTTCTTGACTTACTGGACCATAGAAATTTAATGCTAGGGTAAATGATAATTCCCAAACAATTGCTGTTCTCTGAGTAAAGTTGCCCTCATACACATCTTGATATGTAATTCCGTCTAACCCAATTTCAAGAACTCTTTTGATTCCCATTTCTGGCAAATCATTAATAGAAACAGCAAAGTCTGGATTAAAAAACGGCAGTATTTGCTCTAATATCTGTAAACCATCATCTTGATTTTTTGCGGCAATATACAAATTAATATTCATATTATATGGTGCCGCAACATATTGACTGCGAACGGAGTTTGGTCTATCGTCAACTCCTATCGCCTTATTCTTCTGAATGTAACTGACTTTTCTACTAGGATCATGAGACAGCCCTACAATCTCAAAGCCCATTCTGGGAAGTATTGTAGCAACAGTGGCTGGCTGTACGCCATCATCGCCACCAGGAACAGCCTGAACTCTAGTTAAAAACTTATCTTTTGGAGCATATGCAAGTGGAACTCTGAGAGATTGTACAATCTTGGAAGAGGAATTCAATCTATTGATCGTTATTTGATTGAAGATTGTTCCAAAGGCAATAATTGCCTTTCTAATATGCTGATGATAAAAGTGTTGTTTTAAAAACATTATCTAATCTCACCAAATGGGTTGAATGCAGAGAAATCGATAATTCCTTCTGCTTCGCTTTCTATATCAAGAGTATCATCAATTAATACAGATGTAGTAGATTTGAATTTTTCCATAATAATAGCTTTGCCATATTCATCTACAAGATTATTGCCACTCTCGGTCAACACTTGCCATGCAAGTGAATCTTGAGTTTTATCATCTATAGAGTTTTGAATTCCTTCAATATCTGTATCAACAAATTCAGAACTGTATTCCCAAACCTCACATGCAAGTTTAAATGTATAAATTTTGCCTAATTGATAAAAAGGATTTAGAGCATCAACATATGTTATCTGGAAAAATGTCTGTGTTTTTGGAAAAAATAAAACATCACCTTCGGCTGGGCGATCTGGCAAAATTAAATTTTCTGCCTGTCTACCGATTGCCTCTTCCCAACGTCTTTTAGAAACAACAAATGTTGCTGTGGATCTAAACTCGTATCCAAATTTTGTTAGAAGTTCGCCCTGCCCCTCAAATCCATCAGTATTTTCTAGATACATTTCTAGAGGATACGCTTGATTGAAATAACCAATAGGGTCTTGATTAAAAATTGGATCTTGATTTACAATTGTGCGCGGAAGATAATAGACATCATGACCATATATCTTCATACTCTCAATAACCAAGTCCTCCAACAAACGCTGTTCGTTGGTGGTACCTGAGGTATTACCAGATTGAAAGTAGAAATTAGTGGGCATAATTTATCCCACCATAAAATCGACAGGAAGTTCTGATTTAGATTGCATCTCTTGTTCTATTAGTGCAATCTCCTGAACGGCTTCATCATAAACTTGCTGTCCATTCATTATGATGCCGCCGGGCAATTGCATGCCGCCAAACTTTTTCATGTTCTCGCCCCACTGTCTTTTAATAAGAGCAGTAGCGTATTTCTTTAAGAACATATCATCATAAACTTGGGTAAATGTTTCTGGATCTAAAATACGATAACACTCAACAAGAACAAAGTCGCCTGGTTCAAAAACATCTTCCCAGTTGCAATGAACTTTTAAAGTGTCCGTTTTACGATTGAAAGAAAATGACCTATCGCCAACAAGAAGCATGTCAAGCATTGACAAGTATTGCTTCATTTGTGTATAGTAAATCATATCCGCAGATAACAAATTATACATGTCATTTAAACGGAATTGATACACAAGATCAAACATGTTGTTTGCGTTTTGTGAGCCACTGCTGGCTCCATTAATAGGCAATACTCTAATTACTCCAATTACAGCATCGCTAATGGAAATTTCTCCATTTTGCATGTCGCCGGGAGTATAAAAACTTGTAGATGCGAGTGTGCGAGAATACCCGGACTCTTGTCCAGTTAAATTTTCTCCTGCAACAAAGGTGCCTTGAACCTTTGTAATTGTTACTGTGGTGCTGGCTATAGAATAGACCTTACATGAGGCGCCAGATGTGTCGCCAATCAATGTTTCGCCCACAGTAAAAGAGGGCGCAGAAAGCCCTGTGAATTTTAGGGTAGCTGTTGTTACTTGGTGTTGAAGATATACTCTCTCGACACCATCAAAATGATACTCTTGGAAATATTGCAGAGCGTCATCGATTCGGTCGGAAACCTGATCATCATCAACGTTAATCTCTATTACTGGAAAACCAAGTCTGCGTAGACAGTAATCTACCAGCCCCTGTCGTGATGAAATAGCCATATTTTGTCCTCTTTTCTAGGACTATTTATAATTACCAAGAAGACAGTGCTATTCTTTTCCAAGTATTTTCTGAAACACAAATATAAAGATAGTTGGCATCGGCAGCCAATTGATTTACTTTTCCGGTTGCCGTAGATGAAGCCGGTACACTAACATATTCTACGTTAGTAATAACATCACCCAAAGTCTTTGATGCTGAAGATACGTTTGAAACACTACCTAAATTTAGGTTTGTATCTACAGCCTGTGTAATTAAACCGAAGTCTTGACTTGATGAAAGATAATAATCGTCTGGTAGATTGCTACCAATTTCAATGATTGCGCCGTCTGTTCTCTTAGAATATAATGTACCATCTGCTAAATTTATAGCAAGTTCCCCAACCGCAATTTGACCTGCGGTTGGGGTAACGCCACTTGTTTCACTTCTTTTGAGTTGAACGGTGGTTGCCATATTAGTTCAACAGATTTCCTGATGCATCATAGACGTTTAGACGATAATAAGAGCCTTGCTGACCATCTAGAAGATCCGCGTCAAGCCCAGATCCAGAACCGTCCGCAGTCTTAATCGCTGTCAATAACTCTGCCGCCGTTGAATATGTTTCTGAGAAAGAAACTACGCCAGTTGAAGAGTTATAAGACAAGTCGCCACTTACACTAATTGCGCTTCTTGCTCTAGCATTTGTGAAATACTGATTAGTGGAGCCTTCTGCCAGATCATCTGTATCGTGGTTTGAGATGCTATTTGTTGTTCCTGACGAGCCAGTTACGTTACCAGTTACGTTACCGGTTACGTTACCAACAAAGGTGCCAGCAACAAATGTTTCTGCCCCAACAGTCCAGCGATCATTTGTTTCATCCCACAATAGAGATTTGTTTGCTAAGGTGCCACGCTCAATTTCAATACCACCATTTTCTGATGGAGTTGAACCAGTATAGTTGCTGTTTAAGACAATTGTATTGTCAGCAATATTTACTGTTTCTGTATTGATTGTAGTTGTTGTGCCACTTACGGTTAGATTACCGTTCAACGTAAGATTGTCAAACGTTGGACTTGCCGAAGTTGCAACACTCTGACCAATGCTTACTTGACCAGCAACTACAGAGACGCCTGTGCCAGCAGTGATGGCTGCCTGCGCTCTTGCATTTGTGTAGTAAAGATTTGTTGAACCTTCACTCAAAGCATCAGTATTGTGATTGCTTAAAGAAGCAATTGTGCTTGGTGTTGTATACGACACAACACCGGATGCTGAGTTGTAAGACAAAGAACCCGAAACGCTGATTGCGCCTCTAGCTCTTGCATCTGTAAAGTAAAGGTTTGCGCCCTCAGCGAGATCGCCAGTATCATGATTGCTTAGAGTAGAAACTTGACCAGTAAGATTACCGATAAAGGTTCCAGCAACAAAAGATTCGCCACCTACAGTCCAGCGATCATTTGCTTCATCCCATAGTAGCGTAACACTTGTTGAACCGCCGCGAGAAATGCTGATACCAGCATCTTCGGTTGGCACACCAGAAGTGAAGTTGCTATTAAGAACAATCGTGTTGTCTGCTAAATTTACTGTTTCCGAATTGATGGTTGTTGTTGTGCCTGCAACAGTTAAATTGCCTGTCACATTCAAGTCATCATTTACGGTAACATTACCAGTTCCAGCACCAGAAAGAACAAGATTTGTATCATTGTCTTTTGTGGTAATCTGATTTACTTTAATGTTATTACCAAATGAGATTGGATTACCAGCTGAGTTCGTAACATTTACGCCGTCTTCAAGCTGTAGTGTTCCTTTAACTGCAACAACGCCAGTTCCTGTAGGATCTAACTCTAAGTCACCAGAACCGCTAGTTTGAAGAACGAGATTTTGGTTAGAGTCGGCAGAAACAACAATGTTACCAGAATTTTCTTCTAGAACTTTCTGACCGTTAACGTAAAGTGAACCAGGACCAACGTAAACGTCAGCCCACTGATAGCTAGGTGAACCCAAAGAGTACGTTACGTCTGCGGCAGGAATAATATTTCCGTCAAGTGCAGTTAGTAATGTTTTAACTCTTGCATCTGTGTAGTAAAGATTTGTTGTACCTTCTGTGATATCATCTGAATCGCCAGACAACTCACTTAAGGCATCTTTAGATTGAATTTGTGTTGTTACCCAAGAACGCTCTGCAATTGTTGACGTATCAACTGCAATTTCGCCCGTGGAATTGTTGTAATTGATACCAGTGCCGCCACTTAAACTTGTTAGTGCAATAGCAGTTGTGTTTGACAAGTCTGCTAGAGCCAACTCATAACCGCCTGCAGTTGAACCATCATGTACAACAACAGCAAATTTGCTGGTATCGACCGTGATTTCGCCCTCTGCACCAGTAAATGATGAGTGCTGTGCGCTAGTGCCTCTTCTTAGTTGTAAAATCGTTGCCATTTTTGTCTCCTATTTCATTCTCTATTTAGCTGCCACTGGAATAGGTTCCACCGTCAAGAACGGCACCGTCATCTAAGTTTGCAAGGTTAGTTTTAAGCAATTCGTGACCACCTGTTGTGCTACCATCATGGACTCTAATTGTCCAATTTGTGGTATCAACTGTAATCTCGGCTTGCGCCCCGGTAAAGCTATTGTGTTGAGCTTCTGTACCTCTGCGGAGTTTTACTCTAGCTGCCATGGTTATAGACTCCCGTAATCAATACTGTTGAACGCTTCAACACTATCAGTAATTAAGCCATAGTCTAAGTCAAATTGATTATTCAATCTGACAATGGCTACACCTGGTGTTGTTTCGGTATCAACATAGAAGTCTGTAAAAGCTGTATCAGCAAACGAAATTGTAGAAACACTTGCTGTGTTGTCTCCATTGTTTACTTCTACGCCACCCATGGCTACTACAGTACCGTCGCTCTTTTTAGAGAATATCTTTCGATCGGTGAGGTTAATGGCAAGTTCGCCAACTGCTAAATCGGCAGCCGATGGCTCAGAGCCAGTAGTCTCACTCCTTTTAACCTGTACTATTGTAGACATTGATTTGCCCTGCCCTATTCTTTATTAAATGATCCGTTTTCCCAATCATCAGTTTGCTTTTTACTTGATTTACTGTCTTTGTTGACCGCTTTATCTAGTGCGGCAGTCAACTCTTGTATTTGTTCATTAGCCATTGACAATTGAGTCTTTAGCATAATATTGTCAAGAGACATTGCTTTTACTTGTTCAGCTAGATTATTGATGTAGCTGTTTATAAACTTAGTCTGATCCATTATTTACTCTCAAGTTGTGGGGGAGCAAAAGCCCCCCCGTTTCATTTACTATTATTAGTAAGTGCCACCGTCGATGTTGCCAAACGATGGGGCATTACCTGAACCATTTGATAGAAGAACCTGACCGGCTGTGCCTACTGCGGTTGCCTGAATGGCGCTTGTGCCGCCACCAAAGAGAACACCGTTAGCAGTTAGCGTTGTTGCGCCAGTACCACCATCTGCTACACCGATTGCAGCCGAAAGACCGGAAACTGTGCCGCCAGATAGTGAACCCTCAAGGTTAGCAACAAGTGTTGCTACTGTGTAACCCGAACCGGCAACGTCAACAGTTGTTGTTGGTGCAGATTGTAGATCCTTGAAGAGTCTCCACTTGCCGTCAGTAGCATCACGGAATAGACCGGCATAGAGGTCCTGTGAGCCTGTCGAATCGTACATACCGAAGAGACCGAGGTCAACTGCGTCGGTTGCGTTATTGTCGTTACCAACAAAGATGAGTGGGTCAGTTACAGAAATCGTTGACGAGTTGACAGTTGTGGTTGTACCAGTTACTGTCAAGTTACCGGCAACAGTGATGTTACCAGCAGTGATATCGTCCGAATAAAGTGTACCATCAACAGTTACGTCATTGAATGTTACGTTATCTGTGGTACCAACTGCCTGACCGATGCTTACAACACCATTAGTTACATCAACACCAGTGCCGGCTGTGATAGCTGCCTGCGCTCTTGCGTCTGTGAAGTAAAGGTTGTTTGCGCCTTCTTGCACATCGTCTGTATCGTGGTCTGATAGTGTGAAGCCTACAACACCGCCGGCGTAAGTTAGATCGCCAGAAACGCTGATAGCTGCCTGCGCTCTTGCGTCTGTGAAGTAAAGGTTGTTTACACCTTCAGCTACAGTATCAGAATCACCTTGAGTGTAGCTAATTTCACCAGTTGATGAGTCATAGCTTAGTGAACCAGTGGCAGAGATTGCGCCTCTTGCGCGGGCGTCTGTATAATACTGATTGGTAGCACCTTCACCAATATCGTCTGTGTCTAGTACAACTGCACCGACTTCACCGTTTACGCTTGTAACGCCACCGGTTACGTTGATGACACCAGTAGAAGAGTCATAAGTTGCGGCGCCAGTTACGCTGATTGCACCACGTGCGCGGGCATCAGTAAAGTATAGGTTGCTTGAACCTTCGCTTAGACCATCTGTATCGTGGTTGCTGATATCTGAAACTGTACCAGTTACGTTACCTGTTACGTTACCAGTTACGTTACCAGTTACGTCACCAGTAAGATCACCAGTTACGTCACCAGTAAGATCACCAGTTACGTCACCAGTAAGGTCAGCGGTAATTACGCCTGCGCTGAAATTGCCTGAAGCATCACGCTTAACTAGTGTGCTTGCTGTGTTGGCATTTGTTGCTGAATCGACGGCAGAAGTATAAAACTTACCACCGATAGCTTCAATGACAGCACTACCACTTGAGTTTACGGACTCAATATAGAGTTTCGCACCTGCGCCATTATTACTGGCGTCTTCAGCATATGCCAACTCGCCTTCTAGCAAATCGCTAGTTGTTGGAGCGGCTGAACCGGAACTTCTCTTAATTTGAATAATTGTGGACATATTAGCCTATTCCTCTTTTTTTGTTAAAATGTGCCGCCATCTACGCGGGTTATTGTTTGCTCGTCCAGGGATTTTGCTTCCCACTTCTTTGTTGTAGCATTATAAACTAAAGTGTCACCTTCACCTACATCGTCAATAACAACGTCCTTAAGAGACGAAACCAACACAGATGACTTTGTACTAACGACACTTGTATTTATATTTTTTGTTAATGGAACGGTGACTTTAATTGCCATTATCTGGTAACCTCCGGATTAACAACTATGATGCCTTCTAACACACGCATAGTCTCGCCATTTCCAGTAATTTCAACATCATAAACATATCTGCCGGCTTTTACTGCACCGGACTCGCTTGCAGATAACGAAATAATAACTTCACCATCTAGAGGTGAAGATATTGTTGCATTCAAATCGATATAAGTATTAGTATAATACGACCGACGCATTTGAGCGGCAGCAGTATAATCAGACAAGTCCAACGGTTCGTCAGTCTGATCATTAACATTGAGTGAA